ATAAATACTCACCTGCATAGCCACGTCCTGTACCAGGTTTTGTGAAGTAGTGGGTGAAGTTAATCCCTTCGACGTTTATAATCTCGCCGAATTTGTAGAACTCCCAGCCCTGTTCTTCTGCTCCGCTTACGTCTTGAGTCCACATACCAAACAACGTCGGGTTATCTTCCATATAACGCTGTATGCGATACTCGTGATTGCCTGCAAGGGCGATTAGACGTGGCTTGTACACTTTGTGCTTAGAGCTTCTTTGTGCTTGCTGTAGCTTACGCAGTGGGGCTGTCAGCAAGCGTCTTGCTTCCTTAGCACTGGTGATGTCACGCTCAAGGCGTTTGTTCTCTGCTCGAACTGTGCCTTTGTCGTAATGGCTGATACTGTTGAGGTCGGCAAAGTCGCCTAGTTCTACTACAATATCAGGTCTCAATTTCACAATCAGCTTACCTAGCCACTCATACCGCTCTTGTGAAACAAGAGGGTCGTCGTGACTGTCAGGAATAACAAGTATCGTCTTCCCTGTTTTTGTCTTGGTTAAGCTGTAGTCTTGACTGTTTTGTGTCATACTGTGTTTCCGATTGGTTTTGTTAAAAATTGTCGAACGGATCGCTCTCATCTTCAAACACAGTAGATTCCTGTTTTGCCTTAGGAGCTTCTTCTGCTGTGAACAGATGCCTTACGTCTTTACGCTTTTCTTCAATGCGAAAATTGGTAGGGTTGTATTCAAGGTGAAATACTTCGCCACATGACGAGCCGACGTTACGATTCTTGAGTACCTTGATTCTCAACTTGGAGCGTTCACTAGGGTCTTCTGCCACTTTGTTACGCATCAGGGCAAGGGTAACGTGTGCGGTCGATGTGACCATACGGCTACCTTTGAAGTGACGCTCAACAACATCTCCGCCCTCTTCGTGGGTCTTCCCTGTTTCGGGGGCTGTAAGATGTGACGCGAAGATTAAAGCAATGTCAAGCTCTTGAACAAGGCTCGCTGCCTCACCCATGATCCGCTCAAGCAAGGTGTTCTCTTTCTCTTCCCTGCCTGTTGCAAGCTGTGTGAGATTGTCGATAATGACATACTGAACGCCGTCGTTATGATGCCAGTGTCGAATAATTGTCTTCACTTTGTCCCACTCGCACATTCCCATGTGCCTATAAACATGGAGCCTGTCTCGTGGCATATTTTCAAGGATTACACGCTTGCCTGCTTCTTTATCTTCCTTGTTATTGGGTAGATGATAAGGCTTGCCTGTCTGCTTAGAGGCGAGGATTAAGGCTAGGGTACTCGGCTGCATCTCAAACGAGAATAAGCCTACCTTAGCAGTTGTGTGTTTCAACAAATGAAATATCATCTCCGAAAACAGTTCTGTCTTACCAATGCCTGTACCTGCTCCAACCAGGATAATCTCGTGAGTACGGATGCCTAGCATCTTCTCGTTCATTGAGTCCCACGGATACGGTACGCCTGCCTCTGTGTCAACAAACGCTTCGTCGATTAAGTCTTCAAGCAAGCACACACCGTCTGGTGCAAACTTCTTGGGACTATACAAGGCGTTGCGAAGTTCAGCTCCCTTGCCTGCAACCAGCATTTCGTTAGCGTCTTTGTAAGGGCTAGGCAATTCAACGATGTGAGCCTTGCCGTTTGGAATAAGGGCTGCACACTCATTGCTTGCTTCACGTCCTGCGTCGTCCATATCAAAGCAGAAAACCACCTTCTCAAATGAACATAGCCACTCAAGGTTCTTGGCGATTGTCTCTCTTGCTTCTCTACATCCTTTAGGAATGCTGACTACGGCTTGGTTGTACTTGACACTACCGTTAAACACCTGGTGTACTGTGATAGCGTCAACCTCACCTTCCGTAATGAAGATGTTCCACTTAGGGGCATTTCCCCATAGATGCCTGCCGTAAAGTTCTTTGTGCTTGCCGTCGCCCAATAGTGAGAACTTTTTATCTTTCATTCTCGCCTTCTGGCAAAGCAATACACCTTCTGCGTTACGGTAGTTTGCCACTTGGCAAGACTTGCCGTACAGTGTGCTTGTGCCGTACTCAAAGAAACGACAGGACTCTTCACTTAACCCACGCTTAAGGAGTGGCTTGTAAGTGAGTTCAATAAAATCTTCTTTCACAAATAGAAGCTCCTCCTTTTTTTCTTGTGGAATGTAAACAGGCTTGTCTTTCTTGGGTCTTGCGTTGGCATAACCAAAGTAACCACACCCCATACCGAAGCATTTCTCGTAGCCGTCGTTATAGGTGGCTAGGTTATTCTTACTTCCGCATTCAGGGCAAGCCGTGTGTTTGACAAGCTTACGTTTCATCGTCATAGTAGCCACACTCCCAATTATCTACTAGCTCCTTGATCGTTTTCGAGAGTGGGAGGCTGTTCAGCTTTTGCCTGTAAAAGAATAAGTTGAGAGCTGCTTCAAGATCACGCTTGCCTATGTTAGAGTCTGAACAGGTAAAATAGCACCTGTCTTTACTTCCGCCTGCGGCAATAGGCTTAGACTCACGAACGAAATCAAAGCGTAGGATTTTGTCATTAGGGAATAATCTTTGTGTGAGAGTCTTCGCTTCTTTAACATCCTTGTCTTTGGTCACTGGGATTGAAAAGCCTCTAAAGCTACTTGAGCAAAAGAAGCTAAAAAGGATTTGTTTTCTTACGTTTGCGTACACGCCTGTTACTCCTTTGGTTCTTTCACTTGATCGCCCAAGACTTCACGGTTCCTAGTGGCATTACTACTCATTATGGATAGCACCCCAAGTAACTAGCAAAGCTACCGTCGAAATTGTTTACATCAACAATAGGGGTATCTAGTGCGGCGACCCTCTCATCAAGGATTGCGTCAATCTTGGCGATAATGTCCATGCCTAACTGCATACAACGCACTGGTTTAGGTAACGCACTAGCAACTTCAATCTCTTGATTCATACCTGCCGAACGCCCAAGCTCTGTGAACACCCAAACCTCGTCACAATCGACGAGCATTTGAATACCACGCTTGATGCCAGCTTGACGGTCTCTTACTTCTTCCATGAACTGTGGATAGAACAAGTGAGGTGCAAACGGATTGTTTCCTGTATCCACAACAAACTTACAAGCTTCTTGTGCGTACATCACGTTGCGTTCAATATCCCCAGCGTAAGGGGAGCATACAAAAATCTTCTTCATCTACTCCTCCTCTTCTACTTGGCAAAACATTTCGTCGATTAACACTTCTACGTCATCAATGATTGATTGAAGAGAGGCTGTTTTGAGTCGAAGCTCATTGACTGTTGTTGCAAGATCTTTAGACATCGTTTCTTGGTCTCCTTGAGGTCTTGGAATACATCTGCGTCACTCCATGCTGTCGGTTCGTGAATCCACGATAAAATGGATTCTTTATCTTTGGCGTCACACCACTTAAACCCATGCTTGGTCGCCCACATTGAGATTGTGGTCTTGCTTCCCTTGTTGATTGGCTGTGTTGGACGGTCAAAGATAAAACGAATATCCAAGTGAGGAGCTGACGCTTTAACTAATAACATTTTCTGTCTGTCTGCGGACTCGAACATTCCCTTTGTTTCAAGGATGATGCCGTTTCCGAGTATCCAGTCTGGCTTATAAAAGTGAAGCTTTGCTGGTTTTATGTAATGTAGTTGTTCTGATTCGTAAGTGAACTTCGCCCCTATGGACTTGAGCCACTCGCCAAGTTGTTTCTCGCTTCCGCTACGGTATCCGCCACCACGCTTAAAGCGAAATGGTTGGTATGCCACTAGAAGTCGTCCTCACCTAGCTCTTCATCGTCTGCTTGACTTGGAGCTGTTGCTGTGTGGACGTAACCGTCTTCTTCGGATTCACCAAACATGAGAGCGTCATTGCTTCCAGTGTACTCTTCAAGCTTGATAATCTGTACGGCTTGCAATTTGATTGAGACACCAAGTCCACCACCAGACGCCAGCATATTGTAGACGTTCGCTTCAAACTGAACACGGCAAATAGAGCCATTGCCTACAAGTAGGTTCGTATCGGTGATGCGGTTTGCTTTGGCATCAACAACGGATACATGGCGTTCAAACGTCGTACCGTCTTTCTTCTCAACCTTAGATGCGGTCTTGAAGCTCATGCGAATCTTCCCTTCTGGGACTGACTCTTCCATATCGTGGTTCTTGTAGAAGCGATTAGTGAAGTTGTTGTAGACATCCTTAATATCTTTAGGAGTCTTTCCCTTTGATTTAAGGGTCTTAAGCACTTCGGCTCCATTGTCACGAAGATAATCCTTAAGCATGGTATCTAGCTTAGTAATCATCTCTTGCGTGTTCACGTCTGACTCATCAAACGTCATGGTAATCTCGTAATTCTCTTTACCAGGATTAAACTTGTCTTCACGAGGCTTTGTTAGCCACGCATAACTCGCTTCACCTTTCGGCGTTAGTACCTGAACATATTTCTTACTCATAAACTTTCCTTTTAACTTAAGCATCCACCACTGTAGATACACGACAGGATTGGATCATGTTGTTACAAAAATAATCCTGTTGTATAGCTACCTATAGATACTTCAAGAGTCCTTATAGAGTACGTTAAGGGCATTTCTTACTCCGTAAGAATATGCTCCTTCTTACCTTCTATGTGTCTTGTTAATCTATCCTTCCATTACCTTCCATTTTTATGCTCTTGTTGACCCTATCCCCCCCTTACCCCCCCTTTCCACGTCCTGCTGCCCTATCCCCATAGGCTCAAAACCCCTATCCACAAAGGAAAGCCCCCCAAAGTTAAATGGGGGGTTCTGTGTAGAAATTAGAAAGGAATCTTGAGGGAAAAAGAAGGATGTTTTATTATCGGCTTCTCTGTCCTATGGGGAGTCATGGCGGAAACCCTTGCGAGAGTAGGGTTTAGACCCTATAAAAAAAGTGTTTTTTAAAAACAATTAGATTTTTCAATGAGTGACTGGGTTTCAGCGATTTTATAAAATGTTTTTACTGGGTTTCAGGCACACAACAAACGCGTTAATAGTGAACAAATGAGTATACCATTTTTTCGTTATTGGCAACATGGTTTAAAAGCAAAAACCCTCCCTTGAAAAAGGAGGGCGTGTAGCTTAAGCAAAGAAAAATTTCGACTGTAAAATCTGGTCTAGGTTAAGCTTACCTTTGGGAGGAAGTGCGTATACTTCACCCCCTAGTGAACGTGCCAAGTCTTCAAGGGGGTAGTGGTCTCGGTAGAGTTCCACGAAGGCTTGCCTTAGTAGCCTTGATGCTCTCGTTGTGTGCTTGGCGGTTGTGCCATAGGAATCATGCACTAGGGCAAATTTTCTTATACCCACCCCTGTCGCATCATTCACATACATCATTAAGGCGGTGGCATCCATGCTATGTACGAAGTTGGGACTCACACCTAGCACTTGGGCTTCAACGTCAATTTTAGACGTGGCTTTCGTGAGGCGTGGCTGGTAACGCTTGTCGTACAACTTGATATTCAAGCGTGACGTTGCCAACTTAAAGTTTTCCATAAGTACAGGAAAGCCTATCGGCGTCGTCCATTCTATACGATTGCCTGCCTTGCTTTCTCTTAGCGTTATGGCTTGAATCCAGTCCATGACAAGGGGAGCGGATGACACCACTTGCTTAATGGCGTTCCACACATAGGGCGTTATGGCTTGGCTTGCGATGAAGTGATCCACAAAGGGAATCTTCACGCCTTCATCTTGAAGTTCTTTCAAATAGAGTTGGACGTATTCTAGGCAACTCCATTCCGTGCCACCATAAGGCAGAATCATAACAGGACGCTTAGTCAACTTGCGGTTGGTATGTTCCCACTCAAGCCAAGTCCTAAGCATAGCCTCGCCCTTGCTAGGTCTCCCTGCTCCCTTGTCACTCTTTAGGTTGCGTTCTTGCTTCGCCTTGTCAACATCTAACTTGACATTCTCTTTCATGGCATCACACACGGCTTGGTAGATGTCCTTCGGTTTATCGCTTGGTACAAGGTTGACTTCTGCTCCGCCTACCTCATCGAGCATCATTGCACTGAAATGTTGTAAGCCGTTGCAAGTACCGTCAAGGGCGATAGGCAAGTGAGAGACAAAGCCATAGCCTTGTTGCTTGAATCCTGACCACTCCAAACAGAACGCCAAAAACTGAAACGGTGAATCGGCTTCACTCCACATCGTGTTACTGTAGGGGTCTTCTGCAATCGCTAGAATAGCCCCTTCATTGCTCTGTACCCATGCGATACGCTCTTCAAAGGATACTTTATCGACGCCGTACAAGTTTGCACCGTGTATGGCAAGCCAGTTCGACTCTGTTTGGTTGTCGATTGAATCACCTTCCGCAAAGTGAAGCATTGCCTTAGCCCAGTCCGCCCCTTGTGGGTTCAACAAACTAGGTACGGCATACACACGCCCTCTGTAGTCCAAGTTGTAGGGAAAGTAGATGCGTTCCTCCCTGCTAAACTGTTCGGCAATGTTTAGCGTTAGTTCGATTTGGATCCGATGCCCTCGACTCTTGGCGTTCTTATTGCGAATGTCTCGGGTTTCCTTCTTCCACGTTTCAAGCCGTTTCTTTTGCTTGGGTGTAAGCGTTTGGTTCTTGTCATAGGCTACTGGTGTTGGAGGGAGGTCGTCGTCGTAACGGCTAGGCAGGGCAACGGTTGAGCCTGCTTCCCACAACTGCGTGATGATGCCAAGCACACCTCCGTTAATCTTCCACGCCGTCGCCTGTATGGCGTTTAACGCATCATAAACTTGGGGCATCTCGGGGAGGTTGTTGAGGTACTGCTTGTTGCCCTTCTTAATGAGTGGGACTTGGAGCATATCGTGCCAGTATCCACCCTCAAACGCACTGCTCCACGCCTTCGGTTCACACACCATAGGCAAGAACTTAGGGCGTAACATCTCCACGCTATTGTTGAAGTCCTTAATCCACTCAATCACTTCACGCTTAGGTTGAATCATGTTGGTGGTCTTGCCCTTAGCGATTGACGTTTCAACTTCTATAAGCTCTGTCGCCTCCATGAAGCAATGAATCAACGCAAAGCCTACATGAGCCTTGCCCTCATCACTCCACCTGTCCCAACGCACATCCTTCTTCTCCATGAGATGATTGAAGGCTCCCTTGATGTGCTTGTTCTTGGTCTGTTTCTTTCGATAATCGTCTAGGCAATACTCAACGTACTTGGGATGTTCTTTACGAAACTTTGAAAACTTGAGGTTGTCTTCAACGGCGTTACCTACACGACACGCCAAGCTGCTGAACTTAATCGGTTTAAGTATTAGGTTGATGACGACTTGCGACACGATGAGAGCCAAGACTTTAGAAGGCACGTCTTGAATAATCACAAACGCCTTGTGACCAAAGCCTGCTCCGCCGTTCTTACATTCCTTTTTAAATTGGTCGATGCGGTCAATCACCTTGTTTAAGTTCTTGTCAAGGATACGGCTAGCTGGTGCTGTTTCAATTAACGTGTCACGGTCTACCGCTTTACTGAAATTGCGACGGTAACGGTACACGCCTTTCTGCAGCATCTCTTCTTCGGCGATCAATTCTCTTTCTAAGTCAGCCATAAAATCCATGTGGTTAAATCCCTTCATAATTCGTTACAAACGGTGTTAAATGAAGGAGTGAAGGCGGTCTTGCACCACGCAAAAGCCACGCTGTGGTTTATGAATAATTAAGAAAACAAGCCTGTATTTATTAAGCCTTGTCTTTACTATACTTTGTGCTTTAATTGTTGGTGGTGGTCTGCAAAATCCTTATCCCCAGTTCGAATCTGGGTGTCGCCTTTTTTGCTGTCTGTTTTTGTAGGACTTTTCTAAAATCTACTTTGCTTTGTCCCCCCTCCTAATTTTAGGAGGGGGTTAGGGG